TCCTGGTGATGGTTATGGCTCTTTAAATACAGTTACATTTGTAGCGCGCTACTCAAACGGCACTACCGCCGAAATTGATTGTCCTGTGGTAACGGATCCAGACACTGGATTGTTAAAAAACGTGCTGTTGCCAGCAAACTGGTCATACACTGCCACCACGTCAAAGCTTATAGTCGATGGCTATTTCAAAATAGCTTCAACCGGCAGCGGTGCAGTTATAGTTCCGCATATCGCTCCGCTTCGCGGATTTGCTTATGAGCCAACAATAACGTTGCCGTCATGGTTTGTTGGAATTGCGGTCGACGCAGCAGATGATATTTCTAGTGACGGCTTTTATGTTCCGTATCGTCAAATTTCAGTTATAAAAGACGTTCAGTATAGCGAAGGCGCCAGTCCAGACACTTTAGGAGCGGCACGTTACCTCACACTAAACTCCGCTCCAAATTCAGGAATCGCAATTGGTGACATCCTAACAATAACTAGCGGCGAGAGCCGTGTGAATGCATACGCTGACTCATACAAAGCAATTGATGTTGAAGGCACAATTTTTCATCGCCTGTATTTCCATCAAAACTCTGTAACTGGGTATGGAATCATTCCAAACACTGGAACCGTGACTGATTCAAAGGGGACGTCAGTAGCATACAGCGCAGTAAATGACAACGAATATATACCTCGTACGGGTACAGTAATATTTACAGAAAATCGTAAACCAATCAACCGTCAAAGCGGTCAAACTGAAGAAATTAAGATTATTATACAATTCTAATGTCCATTACATCATACAACACGACCTATCATGATGACTATATTTCATCTGGAAACAGCGATAAAAATTATCTTCGCGTACTATTTAAGCCTGGTTATAGTGTACAAGTAAGGGAATTAAATCAGTTACAGTCTGCGCTACAGGATCAAATAAATCGCTTAGGCAGCAGCGTATGGAAAGCCGATACTGCCGTAGTAGGCGGCGGCACTTCATTTTTACCTGAACTATATTCATTAACGGTTGACCTTTCAACTGGTCAGTCTAACGTTGCCGGATCTAGTCTTACATACGATCAAATTGCTGCGTCTGCAAAATCTATTGCGTACGTCAGTAACGAGTTGCGTGGTGAAATTATTGGTTATCGTAAAGACGAGGGCACAAATTATGTGTTCTATTTTAAATATATAAACAGCGGTTCGGGCGGCGAAACTACTTTTGACGGAGAAATTCCTAACGGGTTTAAGCTTATACTGCGTTCAAGCGACTCTACGCTCTCTGAAAGCGAGTTGCCAGTAATAAATGGCCTTACCTATGTTAGCGACGGGTTTGCGTCGGGGCTCGTTTGTGAAGAAGGAGTGTTTTATACAAAGGGATCTTTTGTTGCTGTGCCGCGTCAAACATATTTTATCGACAAAGCTGAGCTTGATACCCCGCTTACTGGCTATGCGGTATTAAAAATTGACGAAGAGATTATATCATATTTTGACGACCTTAGCCTGCTCGACAACGCGAACGGCACGCCAAACTACAGCGCGCCCGGCGCTGACCGATACACGATTGATCTTACACTAAATTGGATTTCAAGCGAAGACTATGCAGACAGCACAAATTCTTATATAAAGTTACTCGTAATAAATGCTTCACGGCCGCTTGAAATTGTTGAAACTGCAGAGTATGCCGAAATAATTGATATACTTGCAAAACGCACAAGCGAAGAGTCTGGAAACTACACGGTAAATCCATTCACAATCGGCACCCGCGAAACTTTCGACGGTGACAACTTGCCGGCTGACTGCATTGTAGTTGGTCGTCGCTATCGCATTCAAGATCTTGGCAGCACAATCGCACCGCTTACTGATTGGGTAGGTTTAGGAGCAACTTCGCCTGCAATTATAGGTTCTGAATTTGTTGCTGTTAAACCTCCTGGAGACGGCACCGGAGACACTGCACGCGTAAACGGCGGTCGAGTAAGTGAACTTGCCTATATTCATGGCTCGTATCGTGCAGACGAATTGGATCAGATTGGATATGACCTTTCTACGACACTGAAGAAACGCGAAGCAATCGAGAGTGCGCGAGACCAATATACGGTTACGCTTGATCCTTCTGTCGCATACGTTGACGGCTATCGCGTAGCGCTTGATAAAAGCTTAAACCTTACCTCTAAAAAGGCACGCGAGCAGGCAGAAGTTCGCATAAACACGAGTGCAAATATCGGCAGTTATTTTATTGGAAATATACAAAAGGCGAATACTACTAATTCAACATTTCCGTCAATATCAACTGTAAACAACCTGTATAACCTCTATGCATACGCCAACGGCGCACCCGATAATAGCACCTCAGGCGGAGAGATTATAGGTACATGCCGCATACGCGCGTTTGAGCCTACCGGCGGAGGCAGCTCTCAGTTTCGTTGCTTTGTCCATGACATAGTTTTTAATAATGGTACTCCTAGCGGTGATTGGGCTATTAGACGATTTGATAACGTTGACCAGATTGTTGGTTCAAATTTTATGTTTAACGTTACAAGCGGCGCGCTGCTAGAAAGCACCGCTAATACTGCACTTTTTCAACTGCCATATCCTCGCGCGACTGCTATGCGCGAAATAACATTTTATGCTCAGAGACAATTTACTGGACCTGCAAACGGAACAATTATTCTCTCAGTAGACGGCGGTCGCGTCTTTACAGACACGAGCAACGTATCGCTAATTGTAAACGGCGACATAAAGGTTCAGGGCACTCATTATACCGCAGCAATGTCGAGTGACGCGTTGACTTTAACACTAACCCCAATAAGCAACAACTGGACAACGGGTTCTTACTCTGCTCTCGTAAAAATTGCTGTAGGCAACGCTGGAAGCATCGCACGCGTTACGAAAAGTCGCGCTATTGCAGAGGATCTTGCTATTACTCCTGCTTCTGGCGGCGCAAATAAAATATACACCCTTAAAAATACTGATATTATACGTATAACAGAGGTAAAGACTGTATCAGGAAAAATTATTACTGACCTCTTTACACTCATTGACGACGGCCAGCGTGATACAACCTATACAAATGGAAGAGTTCAATACACTGGCGGCGCAACAATAAGCGAAAACTTTTCTATTAAGTATGAACACTATGGTCGTATTGGTGGAGTCACTGGGCGTGACCTCGTAATGTATAACGTTGACTCGTATCGCCAAAATAATAACAGCGTCGGCACAGCATACGACGACATACCGTCATACAAAGGATTAAAACTTTCTGACGCGCTAGACTTTAGACAAGACATACTGTACAGCGTAACTGGCGGCGTAGTTGGCTCAGTAATAGCAAACGCAAATAAGAGTCAAGTTGATCCAAACACTCCAGTTTCGTCATACACTACATTCTACCTACCGCGTATCGACGCCGTCACAGTAAACTCAAGCAACGAGTTTACAATTATAAACGGCCTGTCTTCGCTGACTCCGATTGAACCAACCGTGCCTAAAAACGCGATGACTCTATACACCTTAAACGTGCCGGCATATACACAAAACGTGTCCGACATAGTTAAGATCTATATTGATAATCGTCGCTACACGATGCGTGATATTGGAGCGATCGAGAAGCGCATTAGTAATATAGAATACTACACGTCTCTTTCACTTCTTGAGCGCTCTGCCGCTGAGAAACGCATATTTGACGAAGCTGGCGAGCGGTTTAAAAATGGCATACTTGTTGATAACTTTATTGGTCACGGCGTAGGTGACGTGTTTAATCCAGACTATAGTTGTTCAGTAGACAAGGATGCTGGTTTACTTCGTCCTCGATACAACACACACAACATTGACCTCGCGATTGATAGCGAACAAACAATAATATCAGGCAGCCAATTAAAACTAGTTGACGACAGCAAGATACGTGTGCATGACAGCATTATTACTTTAAATTACGAAGAGGTTGAACTTGTGTCTCACCTAAAGGCAACTGCTCATATTAGCGTACACCCTCACGTCTATGCAAAAATTAACGGACATATACGTCTGTCGCCTGCAGCAGACAACTGGAAAGACACTGTTACTCGTCCAGACCTTATTGTAACAGATGACAGCTCGTTTGACGCAATTAAGTTTATTGCTGAAGACCCGGCACTTGACATACTTGGTACAGACTGGAACAACTGGGAACGCGAGTGGGGCGGCTCTACGTCAACCACAGCGCGCGGAACGTTTGTGTCTGGGCGTGGCATACCTACAACTACAACTACAGTAAGAAACTACACCGAGACTCGTACAGGCACAAACACTACTCTCGGTTTCTCATACGTTCCAAAAAGCATGGGGACAAACGTTGTAGACACTGCAATTATACCGTTTATTCGTTCACGAATCGTCTATTTCCACGCGACTGGCTTAAAGGCGTCTACGCAAGTCTATCCATTCTTTGAAGACAAAAATATATCGGCATACACAAATCAAGTAATTGGCAATGACAGCACTAAATTTATTGTGCCGTCGACAATAAATGATAATACAACGCGTATATTTAATAACTTATTATCGACAGATTTACCTACGCCTGAGAGTGGATATACTGCCTATGGCTCAGCACTTACAACTGACGCCAGCGGAGAGCTATACGGTTCATTTATTATACCAAACAACAGCTCAATGCGTTTCCGCACTGGAGATCGTACGTTTAAACTAACTGACGACATAAGAAACGCCTCATCCGAAACAACCTACGCGTTTTCAAAATATACAGCGAGTGGCATACTTGAAACTGTACAGGAGACTATACTTTCAACAAAGACACCACAATTTACTGTAACCCCACTTGCTGATGCCCGCGCCGGCAGTGTTACGACAACAAGTACGGCATATCATGACCCACTTGCGCAGTCATTTGTAATTAGCAGTGATAGTTATAAAACTGGAGTATTTATAACTTCAATTGATATTTATTTTGCTCAAAAGGCACTTTTCCAACCAGTTGAAATCTATATCGTGACTATGGAAAATGGCGCTCCAACGCGGACAGTCGTTCCATACTCACGAGTTTTCCGTCGCCCAGACGAAGTCGCAGTTAGCGATAACGGCTCACTCCCAACAAACTTTAAGTTTAGCGACCCAGTTTTCTTAAAGAGTGACGAAGAATATTCCGTGATTGTGTCTTCAAACGATGGTGACTATCGCTGCTGGTACGCAATACTCGGTGAAACTGATATTATTTCTGGCAAGCGTATAGAAAAACAAGAGTATCTTGGAACATTCTTTACGAGTGCTAATGCCTATACGTGGACGCCACAACAAGAACAAGATCTTAAATTCCGCATTAACCGCGCTCGCTTCTTTGACCCCGCAAACGCCTCATCTGCATCAGGAAATATTGCATTTAGAACAGAACTACACAGCGGAGTAGATGATATAATTATAAACAACCCAGGTGCTGACTATGGCTTGCCACCGACCATATCATTTATACCTGATAGGGGCACTCGAGCAGAAGCGGTAATAGACCCGCTTACTGGTGGTGTTTCTAAAGTAAGAATACTCAATCGCGGATCTGGCTATAACGTTGCGCCTACAGTAGTAGTCACTCCAGCAACAAACGACCCTAACGTCAATCCAACAACCCCAGCAGGCCTTGTCTCTAAACTTGCTGAAGTTCCAGTGTCTATGTTTAATTTGCGTCAACCAAAATTAACATTTAACCGCACAGCAATAGACTATAGCATACAGTTTAGATCCGAAACTCCAGAAAGATTTGAACCGGCAACAAACAACTATTTGCCAAGCAGCTATGGCAACTTGAGCTCACATATATTGTCTTCAATACAACAGGAACTTCAATTTGGACCAAGAGCGCTAATAACAGCAAATCTAGTCACTGTTGATCCAGCAATATCTCCAATAATTGATGTTGACGGCTCGTCTCTACTCACAGTTACAAACCTTATAAACGATGACAGCACTGACGAAGACTCCACTGGTGGAGGATCAGCAATTGCTCGGTATATTACGCGCAAAGTTACGCTGAATAATGCCTCAGACGTTTTAAATGTTTTTATATCAACAAATCGCCCTACAGAACGTACTGATATTAAGGTGTATGTAAAGCTTGGATTTGATACATCTACGCCAGACGACCTCATTGAGTGGCAGGAATTAACGCCAAAAAATCCAGTGCCTATTAATAGCGATCCTAATAAATATAGTGAAAGCGAATATAAGATTGATCCTAACGATGACTTTATTTCTTTCCAAGTGAAAGTTGTGCTGCTGTCAGACAACATTTTTGATATTCCAACTGTTCGTGATTTTAGAGCAATCGCAACAATATAAAGTTATGGCAACTCCTAAAAAAATAAAAGTTGAAGACGCGCCTTCATTAGAGCGCGACTCTTTTTCAAACGCAATTCTAAATTCTGATACTGAGGCATATCGTGCGGTCATTAATCGTAAAAAACGAATGCGCAACCAAGAACGTCTAATTGCCGAACTACATAAAAAGGTTGAAGAGTTATTACAATGGAAAAGCGAAATAACCGAAATGTTACAAAAAAAAGAGAATAAATAAAGATAATGGATTCAATTCAATTTTCAGAATTTTCTACAAATGGTGTTAATAACAGTGACACCTTTGACGTTTGGCGTAAAAAAACAAATGGTATTATAGAAGAAATCAGCGACGTAAAAGACAGCATATCACCGTTGTTTTACACCACATCTGAAAACTCTTCTGCCCTGTTAAGAGCTGTCACACTAGACTCTCTACAAACAATAACTGGCATAAAAACTTTTTCTGGCGGCACGGTTACTTCTCCGGTATTAAAAATTGACGCGGCAGGACTCTATTACGAACAAGGCGCCCTGTCTTCTACGGCTCCAATAAAAAGTGATAAACTGATAGTTGGCTCTCAATTACAGTTAGGCGCGCATCAGTATGCAATACCAATAAACAACCCCAGCGAATCTTCTCTACTAGGAAAACTAGGAAACTCTTTGTCATGGACGTCGCTTAGTAGTATTATTTCTCAAATACAGAGTGAAGGAGCAATAAATGTAACTACTACAAATGTAGTACTCCCAGTTGGAACAATACAACCTTACAGTTCGGTTACGAGTGTGCCAAGCGGGTGGCTGTCCTGCACTGGTGGGCGCTTTAAGGGAGAAGACTATCCAGAACTCGCCACGTTACTATTAAGTACGTACGGCCAAATCTTTACAAGTCAAAATGGACAAACGCCGGTTTCTCCTGAATTTGAAGCGTATAACGCAAACTGGTGGTACACACTACCAGACTTACGCGGCCGCATCACCCTTGGAGCTGGAATCGGTAATGACGGTGTCAACTCGCCTCAAACATTTTCTATTGGTAATATTGGAGGAAAATACTCGCATGCCTTGACGATCGCTGAGATGCCAAGCCACAACCACAGTTATAGCTATATAAGCGACACTACTGGCACTCTTGAGTTTGGAGAGACTCCTAACGACGGAAGCATGATTACAACAAATACCTCTTCCGTTGGAGGCAGCCAAGCACACTCTATAATTCAGCCATACCTTGTCACAAATTATATTATAAAGGCAACTCCTGACACGGTGGTCAATACATTTATTGATCGCGGAAACGTTCTTGATATTATTAAAGGGGAAGAGTCTCTGCAAAGTTTGGCACTTACAAGTGGCGGAACTGCAACGCTAAACTTAAGACACGACAACACGCTACGCATAAATTCGGAACGACAATTGGGTCTTGC